CCTGATACATCTGCCATATTAACTTCCTATTTCGCCTAATCTTGCTAATTCTAATCTCCAACTATTTGCCATTAAATCTACATCCATTGCGACTACCATCCAATAATGTCCATCGTATTCGATGTTTTGATATGGCTTAATCTCCAATGGATTTGCAGCATTCCTAGGCAATGTCAATATCAATCTAGGGTTTTGTCTGCCCTTAATATTTGCTAACTCCTGAAGGAATATCTGAATCAAAGGTACTGACTCGACACCATCCCTAGACCAAGCCTGAGAATTTGGATTGCCATATCCAGGTAGGTCGAGCCGTATAGCACTACTTGAGTTTTCCGTGTCGACATCACCGATGTTAAACTTGACATCTTCGTAGACGTTTGAGTATGATTCATCTGTTACAAATTTTTCTGATATTTCCTCTGTCGCAAAGGCATCGTTTTCTTCGATTTTAAGCGACATATTTCTATACCCTACCGTGTACCTATCTACCGAAGCAGAGTTCGTTGTAATGACCTGATATAGCCTTATAATCACATTCCCATCTTCAGGTACAACTACATTAGTAATGTCTAGCTTATTCCAAGCATATAATGATCCCATTGGAAACTGCATCACTGTAAAAGTTGGTAACCAAGTAAAGGTTTCTACACCATCAAAAGACAAATAACTATTCCCGATGTTAACCATAACACCTGCATTTGTATTTGGTCTTGGTAGCTCTCCAGAAAATCTAGGTTCAAATAAAAACTCAAGCTGAAAGCTCAAAGTATTCGCTAGGTCTTGAGCAATCGGAATACCAGTAAATACTCTTGTAGAGTCAAGTTCTATAAATGATATATTAATATCTGCTGTTCCGCTTACAGAACTAGTTCCCCATATCTTAGCGTATTCTCCTAAAGCATCAGAAACATATTGAATCAATGCAGGATTGATTCCCGTAGGATACGATCCAGGCTGCCCGCTAGGAATTGACCTAACATAGTTCCATAGCCTTAATTGATAGAGTCCTGGGTATGCACTACCTGGTAAGTTAAACTCCCAAGAATCAACAGTAAATGGCTCCTCGTAAATACCTCCACGAGAAGAGTAGTCTAACACACCAAGCTGTAAAGTCCCTGTAAACTCAGTGTAAACAGGTCTACCAGTTCTTTGTCCTCCTGTAAACTTGCAGGATACATCCATACCTGGTGTTATTGTCGTAATACCTTCTCTTGTAGCGTCTGTATCGTAGTTAAATAGCCTGTAAGAATCCTTAGTCAATTCAGGCAAAGAGATAATATAAAACTCATTTCTCCACAAGAAAACCCTGCAAAGAAATGGCTTTAGCAATGATTCTAAGAAATCAGAAATGTAAACAGATGAGTTTTCAATAATTCCATTACTTGATAGGTACAAAGGTATCTCACCATCTGTAAATACAGCATTAGCAGGAATCAATAGCTGTTCAAATACCCCATCATTAGTATCAAGCCTAGTCTCGTAAATTTCACAAGCAATATTGATTGGTCTTAAAACAGGGAATGTTTGACTTAACGCTCCAAAGAATCCTCCAATAAATGTGTTGCCAGAGAATCCATCAAAGTATTGCTCATTCACTCTCTTGGAGTCAAATGAGTTTAATCCATCAGAAGCGGTAAACTCCATCACTTCTTTGATTGATACTTCATTAATAGTAACAGTAGAATTGTTTATGTATCCTTCCCAAAACAAAACACCTTCGATAAGCACTTTAACCTGCCATTTTCTATATCCTCCTTCAAGTATTTCAAAGTACTCGTCACGATTACCTACAAGACCAAAGTTAAAGTATGACCTTACTATTGGATCAATCTCATCTTGACCAAAGTTTCCCCAGCGGAATGAAAAGCCTGCACTGTCTTTTTGTGTTGCAGAACCAACATAGCCAAACTCATAAATCTCTACTCTGATTAGCTGATTGGACTGATCCTCAGTTTCAGTAAAGTACTTTAACTCATAAGCTGTATCAACAGGTGCAAATGTTCCAGTAGCGGTAACTCTGAGCTTTACATCCCTTGATGGCATCGTAAATGTCCAAGGGTTAGTAAAAGAGCTTAAAAAACCGTTGTTGATGTTGTAGTTACTAAAAGTAAACCCAGAGCCAAATGTTGCAGCAATGGTCATTGAAATACCTTCCTCATAGGATGGTAAAGGAGCAACACCATTAACTGTGATTGAACCAGTGCCTCCAGTTAGTCCCCAAATAAATCTGTATTCTGCCATTGGTCAAAAATACAAAAAAAAATAGGTATTATCTTGACTTATATTTAGTCTAATGCTAGATTTGTCTCGACATGAACAGGACATTGAAAGAATCATCAGATATTATAGCTAAGTGCATCGCTGAAATCAGGACAAATCCTGAGAACATCACCGATGAGCTAATTGAGAAAAGTTGCATTAAGTACGATGTCGATGAGGATCGCATCCGAAAAATAGCACTACTCAGAAAAAGAGTTTCATAGTAGTTATTTTGGGTTAAATGTTAGCAAAGACCTAGGTTTCTGACCTAGGTTTTTTTTTATCTTATGTTTCTTCTAATTTGAGCCTGCTCAACAAAGAATAGCAAATCATCTGGTCCTTTGAGCATTACTTCAACTCCGTACATTCCAGAGTTTACTGATGCACCAGAATAATCCATTGATGGAACTTGAGGCACAATTACTCCGTTGGTATTTGGTACAAACAACTCTGGTCGTTTCTCACCAACAATATAAGCTCTGCCCTTAGATACAGGGCCACCAAATTCTCTTCTGTTTGTGTAAGTAGATCCTGATCCTGCTGATGGTGAACCTCCTCCACTACTTGCTCTACCAAAAGCAGAACTGACTAATGCAACAGCACCTGCAATAAATACAGGTAGTAATGCTAAACCAACTGGTCCTAAACCCTTAGCTGCCTCTGTTGATGAAACAATAACATTTCCAGTAGCTAATTTAAGATTAGATGCATTTTCCGCCTCTTGAGCTGCCTTTGTGGTTGCTGCTTTTTGTAGTATTGCTCCAATAATCTTAGGAGTTGCAGAAAGTAAAGTAGTAACAAATCCTCTTAATGCTCTGTCTCCAATGTTTAATGATCCAGCAATTCCTGCACCCAAAGAACTAAATGCATCAACAATAACTCCAATTTGATCTTGAATAATTGGAGTTTCTTCTTCTAACTTTTGAGTTAAATCACCTAATGGTCTTTCTGTTATAATTCCTTGTTCTTTTACTTTATTAAGTTCGGCATTAATAAATTCTTGACCAGTAGTTCCAACTTTACCACCTTCTAGCAATCTTTGCCTTTGCTTTAGTAAGGCTTCAACATCACCTGATCTAGGTAGACCAATAGATGGTAAGCTACTTAACTCTTCAAAACTTCTTTTTAATTCTTTATTATCCTGTATTACTGTTTTTGTGCTTTGATTATAAAAGGATAATTGATCATTTACCTGTTCTAATATTCCTTTATATAAACCTATTTCTTCAGTAGCTAATGATTTTTCTAATTCAATATTTGAATTAGCAAAAGCTCTAGTAGCAGTTGAAATTTGTTCAGTAAGAAATCCTTCAAGTAACTCAAGCTCTCCTTTTCTTAGTTTATTTATTTTACCAGATAAAGCATCAACCACTTGACCTGCTGTTTTAAATGCAGGAACATCAACTAATCTACCTCCAAGATTTTCTGTTTTAAGTAGTCCAACTTCTTTTAGTAACTTATTTAATAAACCTTGAGCTAATAGTCCATTGGTATCTTTTAAAGACTCGTTAAAATCTTCTTGAGCCTTTGTTAATTCATCAACTTCTTTTTTAGTATCAAATACACCTAATTGATATGCTGTAAATGCAGCGGTAACAGCTGATATGCCTAAAACAATCAAATTTGATTTAGTTAATAAACTACCAAAAAATGTGCTTAAAGCAGAGCTTGTGCTGCCAGTAGTAACTCTTAAAGCAGATAGCTGTTCTGCAAATTGCTGAATGTTGTTTCCTACACCAATAATTCCAAAAGGAGCATCTTGAATAATTCTGTTAAATGCAATAGCTGAACCATTTGCTGCTCCTGCTGATACTCTAAATTTATTAAAAGATTGAACTGAAGTATCGGCAAAAGATTTACCTAAGGAATTTAGCCTAGATAATTCAATATTGGTTTGCTCAAGTTCAGCATTAAACTTTGCAATTTGCTGTTCATTAGTTGCTTGACTTAAAGAAACTTTTAATGCTTTAGCTTTAGCAGTCAACTGCTCAATCAAACCAATTTTTCTACGGAATCCTACATTGGATTTTTCAGAATCCGCAGCAGTTTCAGATTCAAATGATTTTAGACTTGCCTTCGCCTTGTTAAGGGCTGATTGCAAATCCTTTATGTCGGCAGTTAATCTTATTTGAAGCTCATTCATATTTCAAAAATACTAATTTTTAGCCATCTTATCTAAGAAGGCTTGTCTACGAGCTTTAATCATCTCTGGATTGAATTTCTTTTCACCCTGATCAGTAGGCAATGGGAAATACTGCTGAATAGATTTGTTAGGACTTTTCTTTGGAATAGAAGTATAAACCTGATATGCTACAAGTCTATACTTTTCCCATTCTCTTGACTGACTTACCTGGTAACCACGCATAGCCAAGATAGTCTCAGCAAAAGTCATTTGATAAAAATTTCGAGGAAGTATTCCTAGTTCACCAAAACATTGTTGGCAAACGTCAATCCAGGTTATTTTTTTTTTTCTAACACAGGATCACTAACTGATTCTAATTCATTAATTGCAGGTAAGTCAACTCCCATAGAGGTCCAAAAAGTTTGCCATACAGAATAAATATCACCTTCATTAATATCTGCAATCCACTCACCAACCTGCTCCACAGTTACAGATTCCTCAAATCCTACAACATAATCATTTCCAATTATTCCTGCGTAAATCAATGTCTTAACAAGAAGAAAATGATTCTTCTCATTAAGCTTCATGATTCGATTTAACAAGTCCTCAGTCTCAAAATTAGCCTGCTCACCCTTGTAGATAATCTTGGCTAACTCAATAGCCGAAAAATTGTTAAAGCGTAAAACTCTCTCTTTACCGCCTATGCTTAGTTTTATTATTCCTGTCATGGCACTAATTTAGTAATAAATGTAACAAGCAAAAAAAAAAGCCTCTAAAAAAAGAGGCCTTTTAACTAAACACAAACACGAAAACAGAAATTATGATGGAATAGCGTCATCAATAGGTCCAGAACCAGTGATTGTTACAGAGTATGTCTGATACTCAGGAGCAGTAGCAGTCTCATCAAACTGAGAGATAAATCCTTGACCATATCTGATGTAAGAGTTATCAAGTGATTGAAACTTAAATTTCTTGGTTGTTCTTGCGACCACAATATCAAAAATTCCTTCAGCAGAGATTTCACTTCCTCCTGGAGCAGTGTTTACATCGCCTTCAAAAGACATAGTCCAAGAAGCAGTGGAAGGAAGGTTTTGTACAAAATCACCAGTACAATCATTGTTAATTTCTGTTGCACCAACAGAGATTGAAAGAGATTTGGAAGAAGTACAAACTGCCAATTTCCAGGAAGGAGTTGAAGTCAAAGAGCTGTCGATGTAAACTCCAATATTTTTACTAAATAATTCGTTAGCCATAGTCTTTATCAATTATTATTTCAAAGGTATAGGATTTTTTTTTATTATCAAAGTGGTACAACTATGTGAGAATATGTCCTAACATTTCTGTAAATCCAATACTCACTAGTTCTTAATTGAATGCTATCTGATGTTGCAAGGTTGGTATTTCCAATCTTCCAGCCGTAAGCTGTAATATTGATGTCTACTTTATTAGTTGGATTTATTATTGCCTCAATGTCCTCTGCAATATCCAATGCCTGATCCATTCCTGTTGGCCTGGTAAAGCCAGTTACAATGTCTAAGGTTACATCAGCGTTAAACTTCTTGCAACTTGTGTTTGCAATTTCAGAAGTAGTAATGCTAGAAATAATCACATAAGGATATGGGGCCATCTCTGGAATTGAGAATGCATCATAAATTGGAACACCTATTTCTGGGTATAGTGCTTGAAAATAACCAGCTTTTAATGCTTTTGATAAATCCATATTCAAAGATAAGGTTTTTTAACGATTTGTAAATCCAAACCTAGAACCCTCCTGCTTAAACGATAATCTACATCTGCAATTAATTGTATTGGTCATAGAAGCTCCTTGAGTTGAATCACCAGGATATGCCAACTGCTGACCATTGATAATAAAGTTGTCTTTGATTGGAATAAAGAACTTAGGGTCTGTAAACAAATGAGCATCTCTAGTCCTATCGTCACGGATTGCTTTCCAGGACTTCTGCCAATTTAATCCTGAGCTTTCTAGTGCAAGAAGTTGTGCTTTACTCATCGCATTGGTAACTTCAGTTCTTGCTATTGTGTTAGATCGTAACTCTAGGTCTACTTGTCTAATCAAGTCAGCTATCTGCTGATTGCTTAGTCCTTGACTTCTGCTTTTGCCAATTAACTCGTTTACTCTTTTTACTCCTGTCGATAGTACTTCAGCAATTCTAAAGCCTATGTAGGTACTAAGAAAGCCATCCATAAGCTTTCTCCAGAACGAAGTCATCTCATTTACATCCTGAGGTGCAAGAGTACTTGCAACCTCATCAAATATGTCTTTTGTCTGAATTTCTTGGTTGGTGATTGGCTTGACAAACTCATTCCAAGTTAATGTGCCCTCATC